CGGCGTTTTCGTCCTGAATGCTCTTGTCAAATTTCGCGATCCAGTCTTTCGCCAGCGCCCTCTCTTCCTCGGCCGTTCCGTGTTTGATGCCGAACGCATCCATGTTGCTGAACCGCTTCTGAAGGAACTCGTCCGAGTTTATTACCTGCTGGTAAGTATCGTAGAGGTCCTGTTCGTGCTTCGGCCGATGCCTTAGATCCGTTATTCCCGTATCGAGCAGGACGATTTCGTCCTTTGCGGCGTTGTACCATCCGCCGGTCTTGTCGTCGTGTTCCGGAGAGAATACGATCTTTGTTTTCTTAAGCCGCGGATAGGCCTCGAACAGCGCCGGAGCGTCCAGCACTTTTTCAAGCGTCGTTTCGCTGCTTCCGCCGCGAAGGCCGTTTATTCCCTCCCGTAGCGCAGCCTCAATCTCCTTTTCGCCCTTCATCTTCACGGACGGCAGCTCAAAACGCCACCGGCCGTCCTTGCCGCGCCACCATCCGGTCGTGCGCCATATCTCCTCGCGATCCTTGCCGGCCTTCTCCATGGCCTCGGCGTCGCCCGCGCCCTTGATGCCCATGTTTGAGGCGGCCACCTTGCCCGCGATCGAGTAGCGCTTTTCGGCGGCTTCAGCGTCAACGGCCTTTGCGGCGTCGCGCCATATCTCGGCGCGTGTCCGGGCCGCGCCGAAGAGGCCGTCCGTCTCGCCCTTGGCGGCTTCGACGTAGAGGCGCACCGTCTCTGCCAGCACGGGTACGCTCTTCGGATCGTCCAGGAGCCGCATGACCGACTCGGCTATCTCGCTGCGCGGGTCGAGCATGTCGCCCTGCTTCAGGAACTCTTCGATTGTTCCCCACTTCTTGCCCGTGTCGCGGTTCTCGCGGAACTCGATGTAGTCCGCGAACGCGCGGCTCACGTCCGGGCCGATGGCGTATTCCGGACGCGCCTCGATGGCGGCGACGTGCGGCGCGATCGCGGCGGCCGTGTCCTTCTGGCGGTCGATGCCGAGCGCGTCGGTGTCCTCGACGAGCTTCTTCACGACGTCGCGGCCGCGCTCGCCCTGTCCGCATGCGATGGCGAGAAGGGCGCGCCGGGCCCTCATGCGCAGGGCTTCGGTGAAGGTGCCGTCGGAATTGAGCAGGCTGGTGTCGCCCGTCGCGCGCACGAATTCGCGGAAGAACTCGTCGCTCGCTCCGGCGGCCATGTTCGCGGAGCCGTCCATGTTCGGCTTGTAGAGCTTCGCGAGGTCGAGCGAACGCACGAGGTCGGCGTCGGCGCGGGCCTGCTCCTCCTCGTTCATCTGCTGGATCGCGTTGGTGTTCGAGAGGTCGGCCAGCTCCTTCAGCGTGGCGCCGTTGTACTCATCCACCACGCGCACGAGGACGGGATTGTCGGCGTCCGCGACGGTGTTCTCGACGCCGTTCTCCTTCGCCCATTCCTTCATGCGGTTGCGGTAGCGGTCGTAGAGGTTGCGCTTGGCCATCTCCCCCAGGACCATCGTGCGCCCGTTCCCCGAGACGACGACGAGCTGCGGCTTGCCGTCCGGTCCAGGACGCCGTGCCACGACCATCGCGCCGGAGTCTGTCTTCGGATCCGCCAGCAGGTAGCCCGGCTCGAAGTTTGCGATGTGCTCCTCGCGCGTCTGCTCCTCGCCCTTGTTGTCCTTGCGGTCGCGCTGCTGGAGTTCCATCGGGTAGCCGGCCATGTTGGAGTGCAGCAGCGACGCGAGCGGGACGATCTCGTAGTGTCCCTTGACCTTCTTTCCGCCGGTCGGCGTCAGCGCCTCGAACGAGACGACACGCGGCGCGGGTGCCGGCGTGGGCGCGGGTGTCGGTGCAGGTGTGGGCGCGGGTGCGGGTGCCGGTGCCGGTGTAGGCGCCGGTGTCGGTTCGGGCGACGGCGCGCCGGTCTGCGGCGCTTCGGTGCCGGTGCCCGGCTCGGCCTTTGGCGCGGCGGGCTCGGCGAAAGTGAGGTCGCGGATGTGCTGGTACTTGCCCGCGAGGAATGCGTCGTACAGCGCCTCCTCGGCGTTCGCTGCGAGACGTTCCGTCGCCGCGCGGCTGTCGCGCAGGTGGCGGATGCGGCTGATGAGGCCGAACAGCTTGCGGAACGGGCCTGGCTCCTCGGCGAACGAGCCCGCCATGCGCTTCGCGAGGTACTGGCGGAAGCCGTCTGCCGCGCTCTCCTCGTTCAACTGCTCCTTCGCGTTCTGTGGCGTGCCGTAGGTGTCCGTGAGCCATTTGACGTCGGCCTCGTCGAAGAAGCCCGTCTCCTGGCAGAAACGCAGGAAAGCGTGCATCGACTCGTGGAACGCCGCGCCGGGGTCTGCGGTCGGGTCGAGACGGATCACGCCCATCACGGCGTCGGCGTTGCCGGAATCGACATGCAGCGATGGGTCGGCCGGATCCGTCAGCGAAAAGTAGCCTTCGGATATGAGGTGGTACTTATTCACGACGCGGCGCCGCTCGGCGTCCGACATCTTGATCCAGGCGTCGGCCGTGACGTTTCCGCCTTGTCTCGCGACCTCGCGCTCGACATCGTACGCAAAACCAGGAGCGCTTCCGGCCTCGCCATAGAATTTCTGAGACTGGTCTTCCGTCTCGACGGCGAGCGTGCCCGTGCCGCCGTCGGGCATCGGGAGGTCGATCAGCACGCGTCCGTTCTCGGTGCGCACCTTGCCCTTGAACGCGCTCGCGAGCGCGGCGTGCGCCTCCACCATCCCGCGCGTGGCGCGCGTGTACATTTCGCGCAGCGCCTCGGTCGCGGCGGGAGAGTACATGTTCCGGCGTTCCACACCGAACTCGCGGGAGAGAATCGCGGCGTCTTTCGGCGTAAAGCCGGCCTTGACGAGCGCGGCGACTCCGGCGTCTTCTTCCGCAGGCGTGCCGTCATTCTTGATCTTTCCTGCGCCGACGGCGTGGCCCTGCGCCCAGACGTTGCGCACGGACGCGATGTCGCGCAGCGCGCCCGGCACGTCCTTCATCGTCTCGAAGAGGTGGTCTCGGCGCGCGTCTACGTTCGCCTGCATTTCGTCGTAGCGGCGCTTGGCGTCGTTGCGGCGGTGGAGCGTGTCGGCGTCGAACTCCTCCAGCGTCTGTCCTTCCAGCTGGCTGTCGAAGTGCCGCCATTCGAGCTCCAACGCCTTTGAGCTGCCGTATTCCCTGCGCTCCTGCTCGAACAGATCGGCCGCCTCCTCGACGACTTCCGGTTTGAGCCCCAGTTTCCTAAGACCTTTCTTTCCTTCGGCCGCGTACACTCCTTGCATGTGCAGGAACTGGTTGTGACGGATCACCTGCATCCGCGCGTCGATCTCCTGATCTCCGTTGATCGCCGTCCGGACGGCGAAGGCGTTCTCCACGGCCTCGCGGAGGTTCTGCGAGCGTTTGGCGCGTCCCTCGGCCGTGAACATCTTCCGCCATCCGCCGGACGCGTGCGCGTGGCCCTCGAGGATCCCGTGCCCCGTGAAGGCCAGCATGTCCGGGATGGACGAGACGAACGTCTCCGTGAAGCTCTTCGCGGCGTCGTTCCAGGCGTCGCCGCCGAGGTGCAGGTCGTTGTTCACGGCGGCGATCGACTGCTGCATGGCCATCATCAGCGAGCCGGCGGCCGTACGCTGGGACGCGATCTTCACCGTGTCGAGTTTCGCGACGCCGCTCATCACGCCTTTCATGAACGCCGTGCGCAGGGCCATCTCCTCGGCCGCGCCGTTCGCGGACGCGCCGAAAAACTTCGGGCTCACGGCCTTCAGCATGTAGGCGTAGGTGCCACCCGCGACGAGGTTGATGGCGTTGTACTCCGCGCTCGTCGTGTCAACGCCGGCGGCTGCGGCCTGGGCGTCGGCCTCCGACATCATCTCTCCCGCGCACGCGACGTAGCCGAGCGCCTTCAGCTTCATCGAGGCGATGAACGGCACGGCGGACGCGAGGCCGATCGTGAAGTTCGCGACGGCCCCGTGCTGGTCCGAGAGCGGCGCGACGGGCGAGCTCCAGCCCGCGTACGCGCTCCACAGCGCGTGCTTGCGGCGGATCGTCTCGTTGATGAGGTTGTCGTCGAAGCCCATGGCCATCGCGCCGTATTTCTCGAGCTGCTGGTACGGCCCGTTGACGAGCCCGCGCGTGGCGTTGTACATGCCGATTTCCATGTCGCCGATCCAGTTGAGGAATCCGCCCTCGGTCTGCTCGCGCGTCATGCCGCGAATCTGCGCCAGCGTCTCGACGTCGCGCGTGGGCAGGCGCGTCAGTCTCGCCTCCCAGTTGTGCGGAATCGCGGACGGGTCCTGCGCGAGCTCGCCCGCGAGCGCCTTGGCCTCGTCGGTCTTCAGCGAGCGGATCATGTCCGGCAGGTAGAGCACGGCGTTCTTGCGGCGCAGCTTCGCCTCGTACTCGCTGCGGCGCTGGAGACGGCGCCAGTCTCCGGTGCGCCATTCGCGGATCCTGTCTATGCAACGGTCCACTTCGGCTTGCGGCACGTCATCGCGTGACAGCGTGTAGCTTGCGTTTCGCACGTCTTCCGGCGCCGCGTTATACTCATCCTCCGAGAGCTCAGACTTGAAGCGGAGGTGCGCGCCGGCGGCCGACGCCGCGTCGCCCGCGCCCTCGGCGACGGACGAGAGAATGCCCTGCTCGCGCTCGAGCTTCGCGTCCTTCTCCTCGTCGGACATCTCCAGCCAGGCCTGGAGTTCTGGATCGGCGGCCGCGATCGGGCCGCGCGCCAGGACGTCGCGGACGCTGAGCAGGTAGTCCTTGCCGGTCTTGAAGCCCTGTCCGCCGTTCCAGAGACGGCCGTCGAAGTCCTTCGCGCCCGTCATCAGCTCGACGGCGCGGGACGCGGCCGCGCGCCTCTCGTCGTCGCTCTTGTAGGCGTCGTCCGGAATCTGCGCGATCTGGTACGCGGTCAGAATCTGCTGCGAGAGGTACTGCGCGGCCGAGCGGCTCTCGGCGTCGCTCGCCGTCGCCGGGTTGACCTTGAGCGCCGCGGCGAGACGTCCCTCCTCAGACGGGTACGGGATGACGTCCAACGGCTTGATCACGCTGGGGTTCTGGTCTTCCATCTCACTCCTCCGGGACGTCGACGTTCGGCATGCGCGGCGCGAAGGGCTTGCGCTTCATGGCGCGCATGCCCTGCTTGGCCGCCGCATGGGTTTTCTCATTTTCGGTCACAGACTTGACGAACGCCTCTTCGCCTTCGGCGAAACCCTGTTTGGTATCGCGCAGCGCTTTCAGCAGCTGGTCGATCCGGCCCTGTGCGGTCTCCGTCGCCTTGCGCGTGGCGATCTCCCGGCACGCCATGCGGAACTCCGCTTTCGCGTCGATGACGACCGGCTTGTCCAGCTTCTCGCCCGTGCGCGGGTGGACCATCGTCTTCTCGCCGTCGTGCCGCGCGAGCTCGATCGCCCAGTTGAGCAGGTCGAGCTGCTCGTTGCTCGTGAGCGTCATCTTGCGCCAGACGGTGCGGTCGTGCGCCGACGGCATCATCCAGCCGACCGCGTACGGCGAGAGCGGGCCGAGGGCAATGCCGAAGGACGCGAGCCACAGGGGAGGCGCCTCGCCCTTGACTTCATCCTCGATCTCCCACTCGGCGTCCTGGCCGGGATAGGGCTTTTTCGTCTCCGGATCCGTCAGATACCCGAACTTGCCCGTCTTCGCGTTGACGCCCATCGTCTTGACCGGATCGTATTCCGGGCCAAAGTAGAATTCGTCCCTCATGATCTTGACGAGGTCGGCGCCACGGGTGAGCATGCCATTCTGCGACCAGACCTTGTCGTACTCCTCACTGAGCTTGCGGTACTGGTCGAGCGTGATGCGGCCATTCGCCGACGCCTCGGCGAGAGCCGCCTTGATGAGTCCGGGAGACTTCTCGCCCAGCTCCATCAGTCCGGCGCGGAGCTGCGCCTCGTTCGCCTTGAACATCTCCTTCTCGGTCGCGTCCGCCATGAGCGCGCCCTCTGCGTCGTACGCGGCGCGCTGCCGGTCGTACGCTTCTTTCAGCGGCCCGTAGAACTTCGACATGCGCGTTCCATCGGGTGGCGTCCACGGCTCCTTGTCGCCGGCATGGTCGATGATGTCGTCCCAGGTGAGGCGCTTTGCCTCGGCGTCGGCAGCCATGTCGAGACGCTTCGCCTGCTGGCGCGCGACGGTCTCCATGCGCGAGCCCTTGGGCGCCTTCTTCGCGCGCGCGGCCATGTCTGTATGCGCGGCCTCGAGGTCGTCCATGCCACCACGCGCGAGGGCGTTGTCGGAAAACGCGACGAGCTCGGACAGCGCCTCGCGCTCCTCGCGGTCGCGCTGGATCTCGAACGACTGCCGCGCACGACGGACGTCGGAGAGAAGGGCGTCCTTCATCTTGCCGCCGACGGTACGCTCGCCACCGGGGAGGTTCGCGGCGATCTCTTCGGGGAGACTGTCCTTGAGCCCCGACTTGACGGCGGCCTCCTCGCGGTCGAAGTCCTCGGCCGTCTGGCAGCCGGCGACCCGCCGTCCGACGACGGACGCGGCGAGCTTGAGCGCGAGCTCTTCCTTGCCGGCCTTCGCCTGCTCGGGCGTGAGGCGTTGCAGCTGCGACACGCGGTCGTACTGCTTGAAGATTTCGGGGATGGCGGCATCATCTCCGTTGTTGAAGCGGTTGACCTGCGTGGTGAGGGTCCCTTGCGCGTTGCCCAGCTCCAGACGACGATATTCGGACGCCTGGTGGTCGGCGAGACGGGAGAGAGTTGACCGACGGTAGCTTGCAAGATTCTTCATCGTCCGTTCGCGCACGCGGTCATTTGCGCCCACGAGGTCGCCTGTCTCGCGAAACACGTCGTCGAACGTGGTATCCCATTCGTTGACGACGTTCATGGTGCCTTTGCCGGTGCGGAGGTAGAATCCGCGCTTCTGGCCTTTGAGGTGCTTCCGATCGGGTGCGTCCCAGTCCGTGATGTCGCGGTCGTCGCGGCCACGGCGCTCCATCGTCTCGATTACGCCGTTGGTGTACTCGTCTACCTTGCGGTCCTCCTCGCGCTGCTGGATGGCAAGGCCGATGCGGAGCATGGTGTCGCCGGCGGCGCCGAGGCCGCGTCCGATGGCGCGGTTGCCCTCCTGGTAGTTGCGGGAGTAGTACGTCGGCGCGAACGTGCGCGCCGTGGTGTGGTGCAACGTGCCGATGTCGGTGGAGGTGACGCCGTGCGCGGCGGACGTGCCGCCGAGGTTGCCGAGCCGTTCGCTCCGCTGCGTGATGCTGATGACGCCCATTGTTATTTACCCCACAGTTCGTAGCCGCCCCAGGCGAGCTTTGCGCCGCCCTCGAGCCCGGCGCCCCAGGCGGCGCGCCGTCCCGACTTACGGGCCGCGCGCGCGGCGGCCCTGCCGTAGCTGAGGGTGTCCGCGGCGGCGGAGCGCGCATTGGACAGGGTGAGCGCGGCGGCGCTGCGCGCGTCCTGCGCGCTTGCCTGGTCGCTCTGAGACTTGAAGACGAGGTTGTTCGCGCCCTGGAGCGAGTTCGCGGCGTTGCGTTGCTGGGTGCGGCGTTCCTCCTCGAATGTCCACTGGTTCATCAGGGCGTTGTCGAGGATGGTGCTGATGTCCGCCTGTCCCTCGGTCGTGGACGAGCGGATGATCGCGCCGAACGTGTCCGCCGGTCCGGCGTCCACGGCGAAGCCGTTGCCGGCGAACTGCGCGTACTGCTCGCCGATCTCCTGCGCGAGCAGGCGCGACCGGCGCGCGGCCTCGCGCTCGCCTTTCATCTGCTCGATGTTCGCCTTCTCCTGGGCGATCTCGCCCTGGCGCAGCTCCTCGTCCGCGCGGAACTTCTGGTTGCCGGCCTCCATCATGTCCATGAGGCTCGTGCGCTCGAACTGGCGGGCCTGCGCGCGCTGAGCCTCCGCCGTGGCGTTCGCCTCGCGCATGATGTTCGCGGCCTGAAGCTGCGACTGACGCTTGATGTCTGCGGCTTGCGCCTTGCCGGCCTGGTTCGCGGCCCAGGCGTTGTAGCCGGTCGCGACGCCCATCAGGCCGAGCGCTGTCACTGCTAGCGCCATGATTCCACCTCCTGTCTTGTGAGTTCCATCACGATGTACCGTTCCCCGTCCACGGGTGCGGGCACGCGCGCCACGCGGCGCATCTTCAAAACCTTTTCCTGCCAGCGCACGCTCGCGGCGTACGACTCGAGCGGCCAGGTGAGGAACGTGCTCACCCATGCCGGGCATTGCTCGACCATCCACCGGAATGCCGGACGCGTCGCCTTGACGAACGCGATCTTGTGACGGTTCGCGTTCTCGCAGGACATGAAGCAGAACCCGCGCGCGTCGCTCATGGTGGAGTCGCCCGGCATCACGAGCACGCCGAAGTAGCCCACGACGTCGCCGTTGCCGGCACGGACGGTCCAGCACTGCTCGAAGTCCGAGAGGCGCGTGGGCTGCGCCTTCTCGATCTCCCGCTCGCGGCGTTCGCCCGTGCGGTAGTTCGCCTCCACGTAGTCGATCTCTTCCTGCGTGGACGGCGCCAGGTTGAAACCTCCAGGGAATGTCACGGACGGTTTCACTGTTCCCTGCCTCCGTTCTCGTATTCCACCTGGTAGGTGCTGCTGATGGAGAGGATCGTGAGCGGCCACGGCTCGGCGTGGCGGATGTGGATCCGTCCGTCGCGGTTGTTCGTGCCCGTGAGCAGGCGCTTGCAGTCCTTCTCCGCGAGCGTCACGGCGGATCCGTCGCGGACGAGCGGCAGCGAGACGTCGCGCCAGCCCGCGTCGATCGCGTAGGGCTTGACCTTGAACGAGCTGGCGCCGATGACGCGGATCTCCGACTCGGTCGCGTTCTTGAGCTCCATCTGCATGGTCTGGGCGCGCTCGGGCTCGGGACGGACCGTGACCATCTCCGAGACGACCTGCCAGCCGATCGCGTAGGTGCCGTCGCCGAGCGCGACGCCGATCTCGTCCGAGCCGGTCGGCGCGGACGATGTCTCGACGTGCATGCCGTCCAGGATCACCTGGTTCGCGTCCACGGGCGCGTCGTTGTCGTTGCGGACCTTCCAGAGCTGGTAGGCGCCGTTCTTCTCGACGAGCAGCATCATTTCTGTGGTGCCGTCGATGATGCACTTGGGCGTGACAATCTCCTTGGCCTTCCACCCGCCACCGAGCTCCTGGACGCTCCACGCGGCGACCTCCTGCTCCTTCATGTAGACGAGCGTCGCGACGCGTCCGTCCGCGAGCACGCACTCGACGATCGAGTCCGGATGCTGCTTGTAGGCCATCGAGACGATGGGGTTCGCGCGGAAGATCGACTGCGCGATCACGGAGAGGTCTTCAGACTGGTAGCTGTCGGAGGAGTAGTTGTAGTTGATGGTGCGCAGGCAGGTGCCGCCGCGCTCCGCGAACACCGTCTCGTCCGCGAGTTGCAAGGGCTGGAGCGCGCGGTCGCTGCCGACCATCGACTGGAGCTTCGCGCTCGCGGTCTTGTAGGTGAGTGCGTTTCCCGAGACGGGCGCGATCAGCCATTCGCCGCCGTCGCCGAAGAGCATGAGGTCGCGGCCCATGACGAGGTGGTTGATGTTCGGGAACTCCGTCGCGGCCAGGGTGAGCTCGAGCGCGTCGTCCTCGCGGATCGACTCGTGCGCGGTGAAGTTGTAGAGGTCCGCGATCCGGCTCATCCAGATGGTGGACGGGCTGGAGCGCGTCGAGGCGAACACGAGCCGCTGCTCGTAGATGCCGACGCATCCCGGGTACTCGTCCGTTGCGGAGAAGTGCGCGTCCTGCGTGTCGTCCGGCGGCGTAACGGTCATGTCCGGGTTGATGTAGTCGTCCTGGACGATCCCCGCATCGGCCGACGAGCCGCCGTTGTAGAAGTGGATCGCGTGGATGCAGCCCTGCTGGTTGTTCGTCCAGTCGTCGTATATCGACGTGCTGAACGTGAACTTGACGCTCTTGACGCCCGCGAAGTCAGCTATCCCGGCGAAGTTGCTGGTGAAGTCGAAGTCGATCTGCCGCAGATGTGCGTTGAAGTCGTCCGCGCAGTCGCCCTTGCCGTAGAGCCAGCCGTACACCGTATTTCCGTTCGGCGCCGTGAACGCCTTCCGGGGAAGCCGGATCCAGTCCTCGTAGATGCCGATGAACACGCCGCCGGAGATGCCGCCCCAGGAGTAGCTTTGCGCGGACGTCATGGTATTCGATGTCGTTCCAGTCGTCCCGTCGGTCTTGAGGTAGGTGACGGTTGCGGTCACCCGGTTCGTCGAGACGATGATGTACGACGAGTCGGAGGCCTTGTCGTAGAGCCGTCCGTCCAGCAGGACGCGGATGCGGTTGAACCTGGGCTTCCCGTTCAGGTCGATCTGGATTCCGTTCGCCGCGTTGGACGCCGTGTTGACGAGGCAGACGTCGTTCGCCGGGCTGGACGTGAAGTGGTCCTTGCCGGCCGATATCATCTTCCGGAGGATGTCGCCGACGGCCCATCCCTTCTTCTCCTCGTAGTCGGACGCGTTCACGAGCGCGGCCGCGGCGAGGGTGTTGTCCGGCATGAAGAGCGGGTAGGTGTCGACGGCGCCCGCGAGGCCGCCGACGATCCTGTCCACGCCGACCGTGGCGATGAGCCCGTAGCCGTTGCCGTTGTCCTTGTAGACGTTGTAGTAGTCCGGCTCCTCTCCGTTTGCGCCCTTGGAGAGTGTGATGTTCACGACGGCGTTGTTCGCCCAGGGCATGTCGTAGTCGACCGCAAACGGCGCGGACGGACGCGACTCCCTGCCGTCCTTGACGTAGGTCGCGACATAGCGCACCGTGCGCGTGACGATGCCGATGGTCGCGCTCGCCGAGTTCGACGCGACGCCCACGGTGTCTATTTCGCGCGGCGTGGTGCTGCACTCCTCGCCATCGACGAACTGTGTCGTCACTTCCACGGTCCGCGACGACGTGAAGCTGATGACGCTGACGGTCGTGGTCTTCTTGCCGGTCGTGTAGTCATTCACGACGCTCGTGCACGTGTACGAGCAGGAGCGCGAATAGGATCCGTCGTCCTGGCTGGCGGCGTCGTTCCCGCTGTAGCCCGCGTCCGTGACCGTGCCGAGCGCCTTGCAGTCCGTTACGAATTTCTTCAGGTGGTTGAGCGGCGTCTTAGTGGATCCATGCAGGGAGACGGTGTCGGTGATCTCGCTGAGCCACGCCGGCACGCCGTCCGTATTCCACGTCTCCACATTGTTTACTACTTCTTTGTACGGGAACTCCGACGGCCAGTCGGTCTCCTCGGGCTCGTTTCCGACCATGACCGCGGAGTCGATGATCGGAGGCTCGTGGTCGGTGTTGTCGAACGTCAGCTCCTCGAAGAACGCCCGGCCGTGCGAGTCGAAGTAGATCTTGGCCGGAGGATAGTCGCGGTGCGCGATGAAAAGCGTGTCGCCAGACTGGCGGATGCAGAGGTCGGCGAGGTCTGCGTCGGCATACGGGATCGCGAAGCGGTAGGGCGTGGCGGCCGACCATGCGCCTCCGGTCCACTTGTAGTCCGACTCTCCCTGCACCTTGACGCCGTAATAGCCGTCCGCGTTCGGCTGGGTCGAGTTGGGCACGCTGTCGTCCTCCGCGAAGTCCGCCAGGGCGTGTTCGTTCCAGCTGTCTTGGCTGCATGTGATCGAGGCCGTCGAGAATTCGCCCCGGACGATGCGGAAGAAATGTGACGACCAGAACGTGCCCCCACGGTAGGCTGAGTTGTAGACGACGTTCCCGGAGGATGTTGCCGTGAAACGGCCGCCGTTGATCGTGACCGACCCATTCCGGTTGCAGAACACGTACGACCAGTATTCCCTCGACGAGACGTTGTAGGAGTTCAAGTTGGTGAACTCGCCGCCATTGATCGTGGCCGTGCTGTCCTGCGCCGTGCCGGTGTTGTGCCCCAGGTATATGAGCTGCACCTTTCCGTTGCCCGTCACCTTGTTTGTAAACGTGCCGCCGTTGACGACGAGCGGTCCCCCGACAATCTTGACGATGGTGTGGGCGAGGCTGTGCGTCTCGAATTTGCCATCGTCGATTACGATGCTTGTGGCGTCATACGCGTTGACGACCATGCTTGCGTTCTGCCCTGCGAGGACGTCGTATTCAATGTCGCCTTTCAAGTGGAGGCTGCCTGTCAACAAGCCAGTTTTCAGGGATGCCAAATAAAACAGAATTGTCTCGTTTCCCGGCCCGATGATTGCGCACTGCGCGCCGACTCGTGACGAGTCCACGGTGAGCGAGACGGACGCCGGCTGGATGAGGAATCCGTAATTGGACATCTGGGTGATCTTGTACCCGTAGAGGTCGAGCGTGACGTGCTTCTCGGCCTCCGTGACCGTCACCGTCTCTCCGTTGACGGTGATCGTCAGGGTGGAGCGGTTGCCGTAGGAGTCCGTCTCGTTCGCGTAGTACGAATGTCCTCCCGTCGTGACCTTGTACTTGGTCGTGTTGCCGGACGTGCCGTCGTTCCACTGGACGGTCGCGGACGCGCCTCCGTCGGTCGTCCAGACGTTGGAGCGCGTGACGGTGACGGCGGTCTTGATGACGATGTTGCAGTGCAGGCGCACCGTGTCGCCGTCCTGCGCCGCGTTGAAGGCGTTCTGGAGGGCCGACGACGTGACGTTTCCGCCGCCGTCGAGCGTGTCGGCGTACCTCGTGACGGTGTAGTTCCCAGCGGACTCGCGGTGGATCACGTCCACGGGCGTCTCGGTCGAGTAGCGCAAGTCCTTGCCGGTGATGACGGTCGGCTTCCCGTCCGCGTCCGTGGCCGTGTACGGGCTGATCGTCCGCTTGTGGGAGAGGTCGCCCATCAGCACGCCGTCGCGGCTCGCGACGAAGCCGATGCCGCCGGAGAGGACGACGTAGCGCCCGTCGTCGCCGTTCGTGACGGGCACGAGCCGCATCTTGTCCGGCGTGATGGGCGTGCCGGCGTAGGTCTCGCCCAGGAGCCCGTCGAGGTCGGCCGTGAGGTCGGTCCCGCGCCGCTTGGAGATGCAGCCTTGCCGCTTGACCAGGAAGTTCTTCAGGAGCGTGGCGCCCTTGAAGTAGCGGTCCATGTCCTGGCGGCCCATGACGTGCGTGTCGAGCTGCCCGGCGATGAAGGCGTGCTGCGTGTTCTTCCAAAGCGGCATGGCGTTCTCCTAGATGAGGCTGTGGTACGAATGGCGCGGGAGGTGGGGCCCGTGCTGACGGTTCCCGTGCATGGCGTCGACGTAGTGGTTGCGTCCCCAGGCGTCGCGCGGCGTGCTGTTCTCGCGGGCGTCGCGCGTCTTCGCCTCGGCCAGCGCCTCGGCCGCCTTCTGCTCGAGCGCCTGGAAAAGGTTCGGCACGGTCGTCTGCGCCGTGTCGGCCGCGAGACGGTACATGAACGCGCGGCGCGCGAGCGGCGGCCAGCGGTTGACGCGCGACTCGTCGAGCGTATAGACGGCCTTGACGACCGGATCGCGCGAGACGATGACGTGCCCCTCGAGGATCTTCCAGTCGGCCAGGCGCCCGCCGTGCGTGTAGACGGCCTCCAGGTGGACACATCCGGGCGGCACCTCGGCCGCGAATGGATAGGCGTCGCAGCCGTGCGGTACTGGGCACGACGGCGTGGGATCCTCTGCGCGGGCGAAGTTCCAGGCGTGGTCGGACAGGACCGCGTAGCGCGCGGAGTCGGTCAGCTCGTCGGCGCGGTCGGTGATCGTCTTCAGCGAGCGCGGGAGGTGTCCGTCCGCGGGATCGAACGACGGCACGAGCAGCGCCAGCAGTTCGGCGTGGACGGCGTCCATGATCGCCTTGCGCTCGTTCTCGAGCGAGAGCACGCGCGCGCGGGCGAGCTTGTCCTGGTAGAGCTGCGTCCAGTTCTTGAGGTCCTCCACGCGGCCGGCGAGCGGCACGGCGAGCTCGGACGCGACGCCGTAGGCGAGGGCCGTGCGCATGGGCGCCGTCCAGTTCGTGACGTCGCCGGGCGCGCCCGTGAGGTTCGCGCCGGTGAGCTTGAGCTCGTCGTTCCAGTCGTGCGCGCCCCAGACCTCGGCGACCATCGTCTCGAACGCCATGCGGCTCTTCTGCCACTCGATGGTGGTGTCCGTGGGCGCGTCCGCGACGGACGGCAGGCCGACGTCCTGTCGCAGGAGGTAGAGCGCCTCCTGGCACACGGCGAGGTTTGCGGCGTTGATCGTCATGTCGCGCCCCTTACCGCTCGAGGATGAGCTGGATGCGTCCGCCAGGGAACGCGGTGCCGCTGCCGAGCACGGTCTCGCCGGGCGCGAACACGCAGTTGACGGCGTTCGTCTTGAAGCCCTGCGAGAGGGTGACGGAGCAGATGTCGTTCGTGACGACCTTCAGCGCCGCGCGCGGCGTGGCGAGCGTCTGGACGTTCCGGGACAGCTCCACCTGGTACGGGATGTTCGTGTAGACCTCGACGACCGGCACCTTGTTCGTGGTGATCAGCAGGTCCGGCCACGGGTAGACGGACGGCACGGCGTTCACGGCGCGCTCGAGGAAGTTGGTCTGCACGGCGCCGTTGACGGCGTTCGTGCGCCACGCGCTCACGACCTCGTTCGTGACGGTGTGCGTGAGGTTCGACCACGCCGTGGTGTAGGTGATGTTCGTCACCGTGCGCGTCTCGGTCCAGGAGAGCGCGAGCGTCGTGACCTTCTTGAGGGCGACGGTGCCGCTCGCGTTCGTGCTGACGGCGTGGAGCATGATGCCCCTCGCCGGCGTCGGCACGGAGTTGTCGCCGGCCTTGAGCTCGACGGCGCTCATCTCGGCGCACGCGGCGATGGACGCGCACGCGGCCAGGATCATCATGAGTTTCTTCATCTTCTTTTCCTTTCTTTGGTGGTAAGCTGAATGCCCTGTTTTCGGCCTCTCCAGGCTCGGGCTTCCTGTCAATGAACACGCACCCGTACACGCGATGGGCCTTGCGCGCGCGTGTTGGCGCTCACGCGCGCGCCATTGTCTGGAGGATTAAGGGGTGTACATGCAGTCCGTGCACGTCTCGGTCACGGTGCCGTCCGAGATCGTGCAGTTGCCGCCTTCGCAGGTGATCTTCGCCTTCGAGGCGTCACCGCCCTTGGCGATGTACTTCGTGATGGCGTTCTTGAGCAGCGTGTAGCCGGCCTCGCCGGCTACGCTGCCGCCGCTCGTGGCAATCGCCGCGCCGACTTTCGCGGCCAGCTCGGACGCGCCCTTGAACGAAGTTTCGATCACCTTGTTCAACTCCTCGCTCGGCTCGGCCTTGTAGCCGTCCATTGCAAGTTCGATCTCGTCCTTCTTGACGGTCAGCTTGGCCGCCGTGAAGAGCGTCTTGATCCAATGCCGCCAGCTTGACAGTTTAACGGGGTTCTTGACCTTCTGGACGACGCCGTCCTTGTCCACAAGCGGCGCACCGTCGAGGCCGTAGACCACGCTTTCGCCGCCCCATTCGGCGGTCGTTGACGTGCACCCGACGAACACGAACGCGCAGCATCCGGCGACTGCGATAAGCGCGATCACGCACAATGCCTTCTCGATTACGATTGACTTTCTCATTTTGTTTTCTCCTTTTTAGGTTTTGAAAAGTTGCGCGGACGGCTTCACCTTTTTCACGATTTGCCTTTCACCGCCCGCGTTCCCGGCACCCGCCGGAAATCATATATCCAATCCGTCCTCATCGTCCTCCTCGTCTTGGATGTGCGCGTCCTCGTCCCAATGGGCGCCGCCGAAGATGCGGATCGCGCCCCATTCGACATGGGCACAAAAACTTGAAATCCCGAAGTGGCGCAAAAGCCTGTAATAGCACTCGTCGGCCTCGGCGCGCTCGATCGCGCACGGATCCACTTCGGTCCCGTCCAGCTTCTCGACCGCGATCCATGGCACGCCAGTGTAGAGCGCGTCGTGCACGCGCGGGGCCACTCCGAACGCCGGCAACAGACATCCGCCGTAAATCCAGTCATGCAGCAGGGCCGCATAGAGGCGCGGCGACTCGAGCGGATGGCCGCATACGCGCCAGAGGAATCGCGGAATCGAGGCGCCGTCTGTCGACGTCCCGGCCGGTACGGTGAAGCGGTAGCCGTTGACCTCGACCGTCCAATCCTCCTGGAGAACAGAATACTTCTCCCCGAGATCGGCGATCGGATGCCGGATGATCGGCGCCGCGCAGTTGGCGAACTCGGTCTTCACCTGCATCCTCCTTGCCTGCCAATCGGCACGATCTCGTCCGTAACCCAATCGCCTTTCAGCCATGCGTTCACCTTGTCGGCCAGGTTCGTGCTCGCAGGCTCTGGCTGCTCCCAATGCACGACGCGGATGTCGTTCGTGCTTCCGTAGTAGCCCGCAATCGCCTGCGCAACGACCACGGCGAGCTGCTTCTGCTCCGCGTAGTTCAAGTGGTACTCGTCATAGTTCACGGTCGCGAAGTGAGCGGCGAACAGCGGCGCGTCCTCCCTGATCTCCCACCCGTGCCGATCGTTCTGGTGCAAGCTCACTTTCACCCCCGGGAAACGTATACCCCGCGGCTCGCCGCTCCGGCTAAAGTCTGCGCAAGCCACGACGGCGGCCAGCGCCACAAAGATCACGAATGAATGTTTCATCAGCCGCCTCCAAACAGCTTTGCCAAAGCCCATCCGAACAGCCCACCGCTCGGGAAGAGCAGCCACATGAAGCGCTGAATCCAGACGATGTTCGTCTTCATCGACGCCAGTTCCGTCTCGACCTTGCCGAGCCGCTGATAGATTTCCGCGTTGTCGCCCATCACTGCACCCCCTGCCGAACTTCACGCTCGATACGGTCAACCCTATCTGAAAGATGGTCGATCCTCCATGCGTTTGTGGAGACAATCCGGTCCCTCTCGTAGATCATTGAGATGAGCGTATCGTAGGACGTGTTCCTGATCTCGTATATCTCAGGATCAACAACATATCTCCACTTTTCAAGTTCGTCCAGCCGGGCTTCAAGCCGCTTGTATTCTGGCGACAAACCCCCGCCGCCGTTGTATGCAACGAACGTCGGAAGATCGTTTGTAATGCCGACGCGTCTCCTTATCTCGCACAGCTCATAGTCGTGCAGACAGTCATTAGATTCCATGCGCCGGTCGAGATGCCCGTAGAGACGTTCAATCTCAATCAAACGCCTTTCATGTGCCGCAAATCGTTCCTTGTCATAGCATCCGCAGATGACGAGAAGCAGACATGCGAAATATATCATGCACTTCATGTCAGTTACCTCCCGGCCCGACGATCACCGTGACCTCGTTCGTCTCGCCCGCGATCCTCTGCGCCGCGCGAAGGGCGGCGAGGTCCGGCGGAAGGTTCGCCGACTCCCAGGCGGCGCGGGCCTCGTCGGCACGACGCTTCGCTTCTGCTGCGGCCTTCGCGGCGGCCTCCGGGTCCTTCACGATCGACTTGCGGTAGCGGACCATGTTGTTAGTCGCCACAAATCCGTCCGCGTAGAGGTGGATGACCATCATCTGCGCCGCGCCGTGTGCGTTTGTCACGCCAGTCGGGAGGAGGTACTCGCCGATGCGCTCGCCATGCCACTTGCGCCGGCCGGAATCCGTCTCCTGGTCGCGCCAGTACATGCGGTTCATGAGTCCGAGCGCGGCCTGCAAGTCCGCTTGCGTCCACGTGTTGGTCGTGCCGTCGGCGCGGATTGTCTGCGCGACGACCTGCTCGTCTGCCTGTGCGACGGCGCAGGCTGCGATGATCATGAACAGTATCTTTTTCATGGAGACTCCTTCTTGATGACCTTGGTGTTGGGGAACGCGGCCTTGCCAGTTCCCGGAATCATGAATCCTTTCGCCTGCCACACGCCGTTTGTGTGGATTGTCGGCTCTGGGGTGAAATCAGCAGCCACGATCACGTCGTAGTTGGTTGCGTTCGGGAGCGCGTAATCATAAGGGTGGTCCGCGAACGTGAGATGGGGTTCGAGACGCACCCAGTCCGTCGCGTTCGTCTGGTCGACCTGCCGCGCGTAGACGAGGATCTCGGTCGTGTTAGGCAGAAGTGGAGTCCGCTTCGCGATTGCGATATGCACCACATCGTTGGTGAGGTAGGATCCGTCGTTCACGATGTACGGATCCGAGACCGTCACCGAGCCCTTGCGCGCGTAAATAGTGCAGATAACGGCGAGCGCGAACATGGCGAGTGTCGCACGGCGCAGGCGACGCTTGGCGCGATCCGCGGCCTTGCCCATGCCCGCTAGGATGACAACAGATGCAATCGAGAGGAGCGCGGCGGCGCACGCCCAGATGATTGCGGTCTGGATTACCTCGATCACTGAACGACCTCCCACGTGATGGTCCCGCCGCCTGCCGAGCTGTACACCGGTCGGCACTTGTGCACGCCGTCCGTGCAGAGAATGCCCTCCGACACGTCGAGCGCAGCGGAGTTTATGATCTTCGTGCCGCCTTCCTGGAAGTATTCCATCTGCGCGAAGAGCTGATTCCCTCCCGTCTCGTTGGTAATGCGGCACGTCCAGTTGCCGGTCGTCCCGCTCCACTCCACGGTCGCGAGTCCGGAGATCGTGGTCACGTTTCCGGATGTGGTCCCGTCCTCCTCCTTCTGCCAGTCGCCGGACGTGAGCGACGCCCTGATGCGCACGAGCGGGTGTTCCGCCGCGACGACGCCGACGCCGCACACGAGCGCGTTCCCGTCCACCGTCACGCTGTCGACGTGAACGCCGACAAGGAACGAGTCGGTCTTCTCCACGCGGAAGATGGGCGTGCCGTCGGCGTTCGACAGGTCGATGAACGCCGTGTTGTTCGTCTGCGCGTGGAAGTCAGCCGCCATGCCGTTCGACTCCAGGAGCCAGATCGCGCCACCGCTCGTCAGGTGCTTCTCGAACTCCAGGCCTCCCGCGATCACGGTCCTCCCGGTCGAGAGCCATGTCGTGTTTGACGGGGCCTCCACACCCATGCCGGCCGTGACCTTGCTCCAGGCGCGCGGCGCGGAAGCGTTCACCACCGCGCCGGTCGCGCCGTCGGCGTACTCCTTCGCCTTCGCCAGCGTCCGTGCCAGGCCGTTCGTCTCGGCCCAGACAGTCACATACTCGTTCGACTCGCTGAGTTGCATGATCTTCAGCTCCGGCGCGTTCACCTGCGAGTTGTAGTTTGTGACTTCGGCGACGACATTCGAGCCCTGGTAGAGCCGGTAGACGAGCGTGGATTCAGTGCGCAGGTCGGATATGTCCTGCCTGATCGGCGCCGCGACCGCCTCCGCCTTGTTCGAGGAGGCCAGAATGATGTCTGTGGCGTTGTAGAGCTCTGACGCGCTTTCGTCGTAGAGGTACACTGCGTAGTCAGTATGGCCTGAATTATTCGCGTATTGCGCCGTGCGCGTTCCGTCCTCGAACTCTCCGGCCACCTTGTCGGTGTAGTTCGTCGCGGGCGTGAGGTCCGTGTTAGGCGGCGTGTAGCCGGCAAGCCACGCGGTGAAGAACGGATCCGCCTCGACCGTGACGACTCCGGAGAGGTCCAGGTTCGTGACCACGTTGTCATCGAGCCCGATGTCGCCGAACTTGGCCGTGCCGACGCCCACGCCGTACGCGGCGCATGCGGCCAGCGCCGCGATCGTTGCCAGAAGCCGTCTCATGATACGGTTCCTCCCATCGCCTCGAAGATTGCCTTGATTGCGTCCGCCATCTTCCGCGCGTTGGCGGACGAGAACTGAAACGTCTTGCCCGAGAGCGCGTTCGTGATGCGCATCTCGGCCAGCCATTGCTCGAGCGTGCCGGAGTAGCCCTGCTCGACCGCGAGCTGGTAGGCGCTCTTGCCGTCGGCGCCAGGCGTGCCGGGCGGTCCTTTGAGCGTCGCGAGCTGGAACGCGGCCTGGTCCAGCTCGAACACATGCGGCGTCCACTCGACCACGATTTGGCCGACGGCCTCCGTGTCCGGCTTCCACGTCCACGTGTCGCCGTCGTCTGCCGTCACCTGCTGGTTGAGGTACGCGACGAGCCGCTGCGCGCACATCGGCATGCCGTGGAACGACTTGCGCAGCTCCTCGCCGCCGAGGTCGAGCGTAAGTGCGCCGTCCACGAACGACGACTGCGCGAGCGGGACGGCCGTGCCGCTGTAGAAGACGGTCAGGACCGGCCGGTGGTTCTCGCTGTCCGGCGTCCATCCTTGCAGCTCGACCAGGGCGCGCGATCCTAGGAAGAACTTCCCCTCTACCACGCGCAGGGACGATCTTTCGACGTCCACCTCGATCTTGACCTTCTTCGCCATGGAATGTCCTCCGTCAGTCGATTTCCTGACCCTGCGCGCGCAGGAGCTTCTTGGCCAGTTCCTCGCACGAGTCCTTGGCCTTGTACGTTGCGCCGCATGCGTCGAGCGCGGCGGTCAGCTTCTCGCGTCCGAGCGCGGCGGTGCGCTTCACGAGCTCGTCCTTCGCGAGCTTTTCGGCGCGCGCCTGTTCGGCTGCGGCCTCCTCCAGCGTGGGCTGGCGGGTGATCGCGCCCTCGGCGTCCTTCGGCTTGTCGCCTTCGGCGTCCTTCGGCTTGTCGCCTTCGGCGTCCTTCGGCTTGTCGCCTTCGGCGTCCTTCGGCTTGTCGCCTTCGGCGTCCTTCGGGAGCTCGACGTTCGCGAGCGGAAATCCAGTTTCGGCCTCGACGAAGTTGCCGAGAACCTGCGGCGGGAAGGGCACGCCGTCCCGCCAGTCGATGGTCTGTCCCTTTTCGATGACGCCGCGCCCGAGCACCTGCGTCGCGGATTTGCAGAGTATCTTCATGGTTGTTCCTTTCGGGATTGCCCCGCCGTCCGCGCTGGAGAATTGACGCGGATGGCGGAGCGTGTTTTTATGCCTTGCCTGCCGTTACGGCTGGACGATGGCGCGGACGGCGTCGCCCTGCTTGGCGACGTCCTCGGTGCCCTGGACACGCGCGGTGTCCAGCTCGTGGTCGAGCGAGTCCGTGATCTCGGCGAACACGGTGGTCGCAGCGGCGATCGCGGTCAGGACCTTCACCTCGGCCTTGAGGTAGCGCTTCAGCCCAAGCGGGAGACGTCCCTCGTAGAGCTTCGCGCCGACGTTCGTCGCCGTGATGACGTCGGACCAGTCGGTGCCGTTGGCGGACGTGAGCACCTTGAAGCGCACGTAGCCGTCGGTCGCCGGCGCGCCGAGCTGCGCCTTGATGAAGAAACGCCCGTCGATGTCGTCACCGTTGTAGCGGGTGTCGATCAGCTGGGACGTGATCTCCGTGTTCTGCGTGGCGGCGAGCGCCTTGTTCAAGAAGAACATGAGTGTCTTGTCGTGCATTGTCTTTCCCTCCTTACGAGAACGCGGGCACTTCGGCCTCGTTCACCTTCATAGGATCCATGATGCGGACGGGGATGTCGTAGAGGCGCTTCTCCTTCCGGGCCTCGACGTGCTGGAACGTGATCGCGTTCCCGCGCGTGAGACGGCTGAACAGCACGCAGACCTTCTCCCACATCTGCTTGTCCATGTAGAAGCACTGCTTCACGTCGTCGTCCATGACGCGCTGCGACAGCCGGTCGATCAGCTCGACGTAGGACGCCTCGTAGCCCTTGGTGAGCATGAGGTCGCGCTGGATGTTGCAGATGCGCCCGCCGTAGCGGTAGTCGCGCACCGCGAGGCCGAGCTTCCAGTAGATGTACTGGATGTAGGCTTCGTAGGTGGCGTCGCCGCCAATGTCGGGGTCGGGGATGTCCGTCACGCGCTTGTCGCTCTTCTCGATGCCGCCCGTGCCGGACTTCTCCGGGTGGAAGCAGGTGATCGTGTTGGGCGACCAGCCGACGAGCGCGATCGAGCCGAGCTTCGTCTTGGCGCCGGTGTTTCCGGTGAGGCCGAGCGCGTTGAACACGTAGTGCGCCGACTCCGTGTCGTCCGCCGTCTCGCTGCCGTACGCGCTGTAATGCTTGAAGAGGCCGTTGATGCCGAGCGGGTTGTCGGCGATCAGGCCGTACACGAGCGCGTTGGCAAGCTCCTCCTTCATGCCCGTGATGTTGGCGCGGATCTCGTCCTCGAGCACCGCGTCCTTGTCATTGGATTCGTCGTAGAGCTTCTTGTCCACGAGGATCTTCGTGGCCATGCGCCCGCACGACACCTTGATCTTGGCCTTGCTCCCCTTGTTGGAGGGGATGCCGCCGTAGTACGTGGTCCACACCGGCTTCGGCGTTTCCGTGCGCACCGTCGTCTGGAGCGCGGAGCCGTCGTTCGCGGGGATGACCGTGATGTCGTCCAGCATCTCGATTTTCTTCGCGACGAGCTCGACGATCCGGTGGGCGAAGTTGCCCTTCGGGTCGAGGCCCTTCACGAAGTCAAGGTATGTCAGGACTCTTGTTCCGTTTACCTGCATTTTCGTGTTCCCTTTCTTGTTTCCGCCGTCGGCCTTGAGTCGCACCCGCGAACCCGTCCTCCGGCAAAATCGTTACTCCCAGCTCTTCGCGATCCCGGCGAACCCGGCGGGCTGTCCCGTCGTGCCTCCGCCGATTCCGCCGCCCGACGGCTGGGTGTTCGTCGGGTGGTGCGCGCCGTACCACTTCATGAGCTCCAGGAACTCGGGGTCGTTCCCGATCTCCGAGTGGCGGATGACGTAGTTCATGATGCCGCCCGGCTTGAACGCGGCGTCGATGCCGGCGTTGATCTGCGCGAAGTCCATCTTGCTGTACTTCTGCACGGCCGCGTCGTGCATGCGCTTGTTGTCGGCAAACCGCTCGGCGTTGCGCGCCTTGTACTGCTCCACCTGGTAGCGCGCGAGCGCGTTGACGAGCTTGCCGGCCGTCTCGGGCGTGACGCCCGCTTCCTTCAGGATCGGAGCGACGGCCTTCATGGCACCCTGGTCCACCTCGACGTCCGACGCGATGTCGGTGTCGATCGCGACCTTGCCGTACTCTTCCTCGTTGATCTCGGGAGCTGGCGTAGCCGGCTGCGCGTTCGGCTGCTCGGCCGGCTTGTTGTCGCCGAGCGTCACGCCGGCAAGGGGATCCGCAGGCGGCTCGTCTCCGGCGGGCGCGGGAGTCGTGTCATGCGCGGGCGTGGCCGGAGCGGGATCCGCTGGCTTGTCCTCTCCTGTAGGCGCCGGTGCCGGCGTGGACGCGGGCGGCGCGCCGTCCGTGCCTGGCTCGCCGTCCATCAGGCGCGTGTCGCCTGTAATCATCATCATCAGTCTGTTCATGAGTTTTCTCCGGTTTCTTTGCCCAGCCGGCTCCTGGCCTTGGCCTGTGCGACGGCTGTAAAGTGTTTGCGCGTGAGCTCGCCCAGGAACTCCGGACCTCCGTCCGCGATCGAGATCGACCGCTTCAGGAATCCCATCACGGCGCGCTTGCCCTGCGTGAACGCGTCGATCTCCGTTGCGGGCACGGCCTCGCCGTAGAGGTTCCAGTTCACATACTGGAACCACGAGCGGAAGTCCTCATTCTTCACGAGCCGCGTAAGCGACGCGCGGAGCTCGTCGAAGCGCTGGGCCTCGAGCTCCTTCTGCTCGCGCTCCTTCTCGGGCGAGGTTCTGGCGAACGGATCGCTCACATCATCCCTCCATCGCCCTGCGACATCGCCTCGGCGATTGCGCTCCCGGCGTGGTCCTCGTCAAGCGGAATGCTGCCGATGTCCTTTGCGGCGGCGGCCTGTACCTGCGCCTGGGCGAGCTGTTCCCGCTGCGCGGCGGCCTGCTTCTCGGCCTCGACGGCCGCGGCGACCTCCTTGTCGCTCTTCAGGCACGCCTCCGGGCATCCGATCAGCTCCGCGAGACGGACGAGCATCTTGTCCGCGTCCACGCGATAGAGCGCGTGCGGCGCGCCTGCCTTGGCCATGCCGGCGGCCATGTCGAATATCTGCTGGATCCCGGCGATCACGCTCTGCTTCTGCGCGAGGTGGATGGCGCTCACGTACTCCACGTCCACGCTCGCCAGCTGTTCGGCCTGTTCTGGCGTGAGCGGCGTCGGCATGGCGGCGATCGTATAGCGCGCCATGATTGTCACGAGCGGATCGAGCAGTTCCGTGTCGAACAGCGTGGCGACCGGCGCGAGACGCTGCATGGCCTCGCGCACGTGCGCCTCGACCTCGGTTGCTGTCATCTTGCCCGTCTCGCCGCGGCGCACGGCGTCGATCACGCTGAAGGCGTCATTGAAGAAGAGGCGCGCGATCTCCTGCGTGGCGTCGGCGCGCTCCTCGCGCGCGCCTTCCGGCCCGGGCGGATTCGGGAAGATGGGCACGACCGGAGCGGCTCTCTGCTCGCCGAAGCGCGCGAAGTTGACCGCTCCACGGTAGAGACGCAGGCCATCGTCCTTCAGCTCGTCCGCCGCGATGACGGCCGGCTCGCTCATCCGGCCGACGATATTGAGCTCGTCGAACTTGAAGCTCTGGCAGCCGCGCGCCAGGTCGAGCGCATCGATGCCGGGCCCGAGACCGTAGGCGTCGCCGTCCTCGCACTCCATGCGCGGCGCGACGAACGGCTTCACCGAGAATCCGACTGACCGCAGGAACCCGTGATTCGTGTGGCCCTCGGCGTTCTTGAGCCAGAAGATCGAGCGGTAGACGGTGTCCTCGCTCATGTCCAGCTCGCGCGCGATCGGATCGTGCACCTTGTCGTCGCCGGTGGCGTTGGGCTCGATGAGGTTGCACACCTCGAAGCGCGTCGTGGGATCCTTCTCGGCGTCCAGGATGTACTGCGGCATGAGCTCGCGGCCGAACTTGCGGATGATCTGTCCGGCCGTCCACGCGAACCGGCGCACGACCGTGTCCACCGTGCCGTCCTCTCCCACGCCGAGCGCGTAGGTGCCGATGCGCAGCGTCGTGACCTTCGCGATCCGCTGCTCGTCCGCAGTCACAATCATGCAGCCGAAGCCGAACGTGAGCAGGTGCTTGTACAGACGGTGGAGCATGGGATAGGCGTTGGACCGGCTGAACGTCCAGCGCGTCGCCTGGGTCACGTTGTCGAGGAGCTGCCGCTGCTCGTGCGTGGTCTCGCCGTCCGGCACCATGAAGTCGGGGAGCTTGAACCTGAACCACGGCGTGGTCGGGCTGGTGAGGTTCCCGTGGAACCCGGCGGCGCCGCGACGCATGCAGTCCATCGGGTTCGTGGTGAGCATGCGGTGGTCGTCGTCGTGCTGGTAGCCGTCCGCCATCTCCTCGCAGCCCTTTTGGAGCCCGGGAATCGCGGCTGGGTAGAACTCGCGCGCCACGTCCAGGAGGAGCGGCTTGCGCTTCTCGAACGCCGTGAAGAGCTTCGTCTCCTTGTGGCGGCAATGCTTGGATATGAGCGCGCAGTCCATCTCGCCCCCTTACGATCCGAGCTTGGACGCACGACCTCCGAACGACGACCACGTCGAGCGGATGCCCGTGAGGCGGCTCCGGGCGAGCTGCTGGTTCTGCTGCGCGGTCTGCGTGTCCACGCTGATGTCGCGCATGACGGCGGGCGTGACCACCTCGGTCTGCGGCGTCTGCACCGTCGGCGCCAGGGGCGCGCTGGACGCGGCCGCCTGTTGGACGGTCTGCTGCGACTTGACCGGCTTGACCTTAGAACTGCCAGATTTGTGTCCCATTTTCGGCTCCTTCGATGGTTGTCCTTTGTGCGCGAACATAATACACCCGCACACGAAAAATATTTCTTTCCGCCATCTAAGAAAAAAATTAAAAACGCGAAACGAACGCAATGAAGAAAACAGAGGGGTCAAAAAAAATTTAAAATCGCGCTTTTTGCGCTTGACATGGTTCCGTCAGCGGGCGAAAATCCGGCCCGAAGCCTCCCGCCGGACGCTCCGGTCGTCGCGGATCGGCGCGCCTCCCTCCGGCGGCGTGAAGTCGTGCAACACCTCCTCGTCCGTGAGGTCGGCCATGCAGTCGATCATGTCGTCGTGCGGGATGCTCGCCTGGTCGCCCGTGTACAGCAGGAGCTCGTCCTCGACCAGCTCCTGCGTGAGGTCGTAGATCTGCGCCTCGGGCGGGCGTCCGTCTCCTGGCTCCACGATCCGCGTGCGCACCATCCGGAGCGGCAGCACGATCTCCCGCTTCGCAAGCGGCACGACGAGCCGCATGATGCGGAAGTCCTTGTTCGTGTTGTGCCGCAGCTCGCGCACCGTGAAGTGGTAGAGCCTGCGGTTCATCTCAATGCGCAGCGCCTCCACGTCGCTCATCGGCCCGATCTGCTCCCACCAGACGCAATCGACCTTGCGCGCGCCACCGAACCGCTCGACGAGCCGGAACAGCTCGGCGATCTTCTCCGCGAGGTTGAGCCGCGCGTGCACGCCGTCGAGAAGATACGACCGCCCGTCGCGGTTCTTGCCCCACACCTGAATGCAGGTGTAGTCGCTCGTCTTCTTCTTCGACTTCGCGCCGTCCACGAGGATCACGATCCGCATCTGCCTCCAGTCGATCTCTCCCGTGTAGTATTCCAGCCACTCGCGGCGGAACACCGTCTTGCCCGCCCGGCGCGGATCGCAGTCGAGAAGGGCCGCCGCCTGGTACGGCCCAAGCTGCGAACGCTGCATGGCGTACCACGAGTCGCGGTAGTGCTCCGGGAAGAGCGTGTTCCAGCCGTCCGGCCCGTCCTTGTGCGCAGGATAGACAAGCGACTCGAAGCGCGGGAAGTCAGGGTTCTTCTTCATCTCCTCGTAGATCCTGCCAATGAGGTCGTCGACGTGCCAGCGCGTCCCTATGACGATGATGATGTGCGCGGGTGCGTTCGTGCGGGTGCAGATGTCCGTCCTGAACGATTCCCACACCTTGTCACGCACCGTCTGGCTTCCGGCCTCTTCCGCGTTCTTGAAGAAGTCGTCGACGATTATGAGGTTGGCGCCCTTGCCGGTGATCGAACCTCCGAGGCCCTGCGCGTACACGCTCGAGACCGAGTCCTTGATGCGCCATTCGTCCGTCGCGTTCTTCTCCGGGTCGATCCGCATGCCAGGAAACAGCCGTTCGTAGGCCTCGCCCTCGACGATGTTCTGCACGTTCGACGAGAAGCCCTTGACAAGCGACGAGCCGTATCCGGACATGAGGACGTTCGGCTGCATGTCGCGGCACCGCCCCAGGAAGTATGCAGGGAGCGCACGGCTCGCTATGTCGCTCTTGCCGTGGCGGAAGGGCAGGCTTATGATGAGGTACGTGTCTATCCCTCGCCTAAAATCCTCGACGGCCCGCGTCAGACGCGCGCAAATCTCGCGCGTGTGCCGTCCGACGTGGAGCGGCGACGGCATCCACCAGCAGTATTGCAGGAACGCCAGCAGGTCTCCCTGCGCGGCCCTGCGCAGCAGTTCGATCATTGCCTCCCTCGCCCCGATCATCCCTTGACCTCCTCGGCTTCAACGTCTATCGTCCGCGCCTCCTGTTCGATGATGGCGCGCAGGTCCTCGGAGCTCATGCCCTCGACGCCGCGCGGCACGAAGTCCTCTGACGTGCCGCCGTCCTTCAGCACGGTCTCCTCGGGCGCGTTCAATCCCTTCATCTTGGCCAGCACCTCGAGGCCCTTGAGCGCGCCCTTGGACAGCAGGAGCCCGGCGCCGTCGGCCTCGAGCACGCGCGTGTAGAGGCGTTCGGCCAGGTCTTCTCCGCGCCTCTCCCACATTTCGCGGTTCTTGCGTTTCGCTTCCCCGGCCAGCTCCGCGATCCGGCTGATGATGTCGGCGCGCTTCGCGAGATAGCTTGCGCGCCTGTCCACCCGCGCCATGCGCCGCTTGTCGGTAATAGCCACGCTAAACGCTTCGGAATAGGCGTCCCGAGCCGTCTTCCCGACGGCCACGAGAGCACAAAAACGCTCCTCCATCAATGTCAAACCCTGTTTCATGCTTCTCTCCACAATCTGCTTACAAAAACTTACAAAAACTCCTTCATTTCGACTTGTAGCCCATTGCGACGAGCCGCGCCGTGAACGCGGCGGCCCTGTTGTCGACGCGCTCGCCCGCACGGATCTCCGCGCGGAACGCCGCGAACTCGCCCAGCACCTCCGCTTCGCCGATCTGCTGTATCGCCGAGCGCCAGCATCCGGAGCCGAGCGCCGCGCGCAGGATCGCCGCCGTCGGAAACTCGCCGCTCATCAGCCGCTCGTCGTCCATCGTCCAAGCCGGAATCTCGTTCGCCGGTCCGCCTCTCGCGCGTGCGCGCGTATCGGTTCGGATCGGTATCGGTATCGGTTCGGTATATACGGTAGTATTATTCTCAGTACCGCGCGCGCCCGCGTCCGCCCGCGCGCCCGCATGCGTAGGCGGCGGTTTTTGCGAGTTTTGGCCGCCTGACGTGTCAGCAATGTCAGCATGACACGTGCTGACAGTTGCTGACATTGCTGACATTGCTGACACGTTGCCCGTTTTGTCGATAACTTCTGACTCTTTGTTGACAACTCCGGCGGCTTGTGCACGCATGCGCTCGCGGTGACGGCGCTGGGATTCGAGGTTCTGGACGCGGCGCCGCTCGGCTCGCTCCTTCTCCCTCGCCATATCCAAGTCGCACAGGCCCGCAAGCCGCTCCGTGTATTTGTCCACCGGCATTGACGGATCGGCCAGCTTCTTCATCAGCCGAACCTTCTCCGCGTCGGAATAATCGTCAGAGAACAGGACGTTGAGCACGCTGTCAGGAAGCTTCAGCACGGCCGCAGCCTCCGGTTCCACGTCTCGAAAAGGTCGGCGCGTCCGGCGGCGAAGTCCTCGCCGTCGGACGGCGCAACCTCGAACGCGCACTCGCGCAGCCTCCGCAGCTCGCGCACGAGCGACGAGTCGGACACCGGGACGGCCGGAACCGTCTCGTCCTCGGGTTTACCGCGCTCCTGGCGCGTCATGCGCGCCCGCGTGCCGTTCCCGCTCATGTACAGCCTGTACAGCGTCACGCCTCCGACCGTCACCCAGATTCTGTCAGCGGTTTCATCCACCGGCTCTCCTTTCCGTATTCTCGTCCAGGCGCTTGCGCGCATCTTCGATCGCCGCGGACAGGACCCGCAGCGAAGTCGCCGCCTCGTCGGCCATGCGCCGCACGGCCACGAGCCGCGCCTTTGCAACGTCCAGGTCGGTTCCAAGCGCGTCGAGGTGCGCGCGCAACGCGCCTGGCGCGCGCGACATGACGGCCCGCATCAGTCTCGACGCGTCAGCACGTTGGTCTGTATCTGCCTTGCCGCTCATTCTCCGCTCCTAGAACGTCACCGTGGCCGTCAGCGCCGCCGCGGCCATCCAGTAAATGAACCTGCGCCAGTCGCCGTGCGCCGCGTACACGCCCGCAGCACACACGTCCAGCGCGATCAGCACGCTTGGAAAAACCTTGGTCACGCAGCCTTCCTCCTCGGCGTATTGAACATCCCGAGCTTTTTGTGCTGCTTGTGTTCCTTCTTCAGGAACGCAGCGATCTCTGCGGCCAGCTCCCAAACCTCCCTTGGCGCGGCGGTGTTCCCCTTAAGGTAGCACTGCCTCACGCCCCA